ATCATCAAAAGCATAAGACATGCACAAAACTTCAGTGCTTCTGTCTTGCGCGTAATTGTAAACCCCATGCTTCTTCAAGTCACAGGCGCTCTTTGTTTCAAAATCCACGAATATCATATAGCACACCCACAACCGCCATATTCTTGACTATCTTCTAGCGATACTAAATTAGGCTCTAAGTATTGTTCACGATAATCTTTTAAAGTTAATCTTTTTAGAACTTTATCTTCTGTCTTTTTAAGGAACGGATATACTGCGCCAATAGATTCATAAACATCAGCTTCTTTAGTTTCAAACTCAGCGTATCTTTCAGGGCTTGCTTCAAATAAGGCTTTGTAATGACCTAACCCTGCCTTAATACAAAATCCACCGCAATTATTATGGCCTAGTTTCCAGTTATATAATCTAGGGCGTTTAATACCAAACTGTTCTGAAAAATCCTTATGAATTATCCTTCCATCTTCTACTAAAGTTGATCTGTAAATGTAAGGTTTCATTCTTTTCTGAACACCAACTAAACGATGTTCTTCAGAATAATCAATCCCTAAATGCATGTGCGCTTCTTCTGGTTGATAATTCTTCTTAAACCATTTATTAAGAGGCTCGCGTTTCAATAGCTTACTACAAGGGTCAACCATTGAATTACCCATGAACTTAACGTCTTTAAATATCTCAAAAGGCGTTCTTCCATCCGTTAAGGTTACTAATTCACACCCTAGAAAAACTACACATTCATCAAGAAAACCGTATAAATCTTCATCCTCCATCATGGTGTCAGCAAATAGCAAGGTGACATTCTCTTTACCAAACTTATCAACGCACGCCTTTGCTTCCGCAAAGCTCCCCATGCCTCCACTAAAACTTATTATATGTTTCATAGTCGTTCCTAAAATTAAGAGGAAAAAAAACCCCTCCTAAGAGGGGCTTCTTAATTTAAACAGAACGTCTACGTCTGCCAGTTTCTTCTGGCACACCATCTTCATCCTTAGCTTCACCTTCCAAGCCCACCCATGTAACAACTTCAAACACTGGAGTGTAAATCTTACCGTACGCTTTGTGCTGGTAAAATTCTTTCTTCAGGTTAATGACTGGAACAGGTTTACCTTGATCGGCATCAACTTGCGTAGCTATTTCAACTGCAAGTGTTTGTACTGAACGTTTACCTCCTACCGAAGTAGTTGAGTAACGAACTTCCAAGCCTTTATCCTCGCCAGACAAGCATTTTAAGCTCATGCCAACTTGGGTTTCCCATCCACGCTTACCGCCAGCAGGTGCAGCGTCAAGTTCAGGCAATGGCTGAGTAATACCCACCATCTTTTCACCTAAAACTTCACCTTCACCCCAGCAAATAAAGCCATGAACAAAAGAGAACGGATTAACCGCCCATGTAGAGTCTGATTCAACTTCAGATTCGCCTGCACCAAACACCCAATGACCTGTACGATCCATTTTAAGAATCGCAGAGCCAGCAGTACCACCGACTTCCGTTTCCAAAGAACGAAGCGCAGTAGATAATGATGTTACAGAAGGAAGGTTAGAACCAGAGAACGCAACTAAATTTGACATTTTAATATACCTTATTGAAGTTTAGTGAGGGCGACTTTTAATTGTTGCCCGATTAAAAGCACAGCAGGACGAGGGTCGTCCACATGTGCCATAGTGCTACCTGACGAAATGGATACCGTTGATCCTTCTGGCAGAGGCTGTTTAAGCTTCTTTAGCTTCTTTTCAGCCTGTGCAGGAGAGATAAACGATGCTTCCATCACATCAGATTCTGTTAAGCCAGCATCAAGTAAAGCTTTCTTAGCCTCAACTTCATCTGACCATTTGCGTGTTGCGCGTTTCGCAACAAGCTTGTAACTTGGTAAATCACGCCCTGATTCTAGCATAGTAAACGCTAGAGCGCGTAAGTCCTTAATCCATTCTTCCAGTATCTCAGCGTTTTCCAGATAAGCGTTGATAGTAGGCGCATCAATAGCGTCAATCTTTACTTTCAGAGCGCGATCAACTGCGCCTGTCATTAACGGGCAAGTAGGCTTAGCCGCACACCATTTACAATGGCTACCTTCACGGAGGGGCGCGTCTATCTTCAATGAGGCATTAACAGCACTTAACAGTTGCTGTTCAAACGCTTTAATGCGTTCGACTGTCGTTACCCAACGCTTAATCATAGGCGGCTGGATAATGATAAGCTCAACTTCTTGTACATCTTTAAAAGCCCATTGCGCTTTCTCAGTACGCATAGCCGCTGCCGCGTAGAACATTAGCTGCTCGTTTTCTATCGCCTCTACGATGACACCATTGCCAAACTTCCAATCCAATACAATAGCGCGGTTATCCAAACGACCAAGCAAATCACAGCTACCAAAAACGTCAGGAATGAAATCACCGAAATTAACTTCAACCTCAACTGCATAGTCCATACCAAATTCGGGATCAACTTCATTAAGCAACTCCAAAGCAACAGTGTACTTTTCGTCAATTAGGTCTTGCGTCAGTATATCATTAGCAATGGGCTTTTTACCATCAGCAAGCCATTCAGCAATGGTATTGTGAAGAAGTGTACCTTCCTCAGCGTAAGAGCTGGAAGGCTTTTCAGGTGCTTCATTGCACAGCTTGACTGAGCCTGGGCAGTTGATAACACGTTTGGCAGTAGAACCACCGACTATTTTACTGTGCGCCATTAATTTATTCTCGTTTCGTTTAAGTTGAAGCTATTATTTCACAGAAAAATAAATTGTACAAATCTTTTTTACAGTGATAAGCTACACCCTCACTAAACGAGAGATCAATATGCTAGAGCGTGACATTGAAAAGCATTTCAAATGGGTAGTTGACGTGAATGGAGGCAAGACCTTCAAGTTTACTTCACCTACCCAGCGAGGCGTAGCTGATCGAATTGCTTGTCTAGCAGATGGAAGCTGTTGGTTTGTCGAATTAAAAACAAAAGGGGGACGATTATCGGAATTACAAAAATTATTTGCACAAGAAATGATACGACTCAATCAAAACTACGCCTGTCTTTGGACAGTCGAGCAGATTGATAACTGGGCTTTAGAGTATTTAGGAGTATTGGTATGATAGATCAAGATATAGATTGGCTGTACGAACAAGTAGTAAAAGGCGGGCTTAAACGTCCGACTGACAAGCAGGAAGATGAATTTGATTACTTAGTCAGCCGTTACAAACGCATGAACGGCTTATCCACGGCATCAGCTAGAACTAAAGCTTTCAAGGAAGTTATGGTTTGAAATGGGCGGACTTAACTTTTCCACCGATTAACCTTTGGAGTTATCCAATGACTACTAATAAAATGGTTGGAGGGGATCATTATTTGTTACCCATTCAGCCTGTTGTTTACATTCATGCTAACAAACTACCGTTCATGGAAGGCAACATCGTAAAGTACATTACGCGTCATCGAAGTAAGAACGGCGCAGAGGACATTAAAAAAATCATACACTACTGTGAACTAATCTTGGAGCTAGACTATGCACACAAAGACGCAACGTGACGAACTACAACGGCAAAGAAGCTTTGCTTACTATAACGCAAACCGAATCGCTATCAATGAGCGTGTCCGCTTGAAACGCCTCAACACCCGTTTAAGCGTTGATGGTATCCGGCCTATTGCTCAAGCTAACATTACCAAAAAAGAAATACTAACGCTGATAGGCATTAAAGCCTTAACGCTCGACAAGATCGTCAAAGACGCGCGTTACTGTATGCCTAAGCACACTAGCACCCACATGGACGGAACAGTCCTGTATAACCGCGCTGAGATCATGGACTGGCTTCCTTATATAAGAGAAGTCTGCGCGTTCATGTATAAACGTCCTCCGATCAAAATAACAGGCATGGCAGCACAAGTGGTTCAGTTCATGCACCGCAGTAAGGACATGGAACTGTACTGCAATGACTCCAGACGCAAAATGATGGATGGGAGGTCTAAAAATGGCTAGAGATATAGACTTTGCACTTATGTTACAGGTGCTTTACAGCAAAGGTTATAGCCTTGCTGACATAGCAAGAAAAACAGGCGCTGCAATGAGTACCTTGTCCACGGTAAAGCAGGAAACTAAACCTGTACCTGTTGGCTGGCATGATGGTTGGGAAGGCATGGCAATGCAAGATTACTACCGTAAAGCGGTAGGTGAAACGCCTCCTAGAGTGGGAGATTATATCGAGGTGAATGATGAAAATGAAATATCCGCTTTATGATGAAAACGCTCGCTGTCTTGGTAGCAACTGTGACAAGAAACAAGACTGCCAGCGCCATCTTACTATCGAGATAGATACTAAGGACTATATGTGGCACATGGACGCAAAGAAAGAGCTAAAAGAACTTGAGTGTACCTTATTTATAGACTGGCGTAACGCGCATGAATACGAGCATTAAAGAAAGCCCATTTTGGGAATTTAACCTAGAGGAAGTAAAATGAAAATAATACTGATAGCACTTGCATTATTCGCAGCACAAGTAGAAGCAAAAGTAGTGATCTGCACCGGGGAGTATGCGCTATGCGCTGCTTCTGGAACTGTACCAAACGGTAAGAAGATTACTGTTGACGGTAAAGTGTTTAAAGAAGGCGTTGCAGTCTGCCCTGTATTGAACGGTACGGCTGTAGCTAACTTAGATTTGATGAATGGCAAGTGTGAAGCGCCAAAAGGCAAGGTCTGGTCATTGTTTGGCTTACCTCTGCCAGCTACTTTTCCACAAGCGCCAGACTGGAATCAAGTTATTCCCGTACCCAGAATATTTGTAGTGGGTGATGGTAAGTTGGATGGTATGTCTAACCAATGGTCTTTCCTTTGCACTAAACGCCTTAAACCTGTCAACGGTGTGGTTCTAGCTGACTGCGTAGGGCCAATTAACGAATCTCCGTGGAACAACGGCCATGTCAAGGTCGGCACTCATGCGTTTACTGAAGCTCCAGTTGGCGCACCTAACCCAGTTGGGGCAGTCTTTTTAGATAAATGAAACCAAAGATAAAACGTGAAGGCCGCTACTGGATGTGTAGCGGCCCCTATGATATTAAGGGCTACGGAAGCACTCCATGTAAAGCCTATTGGAACTGGAGAAGTCAATGGTTTTAAGACCGTACCAAGATGAAGCTGCTGATTTTCTGTATAGCCGTGATAGAGCGATGATTCTTGCACCTGTTGGTGCAGGCAAGACGGCCATCACTTTAACAGCTATGCAAGCGATGATTCAGGACGGGCATGTGAAGCGATTTCTAGTTCTTGCACCCAAGCGTGTGTGTACAGACGTTTGGTGGCAGGAAGGGCGTAAATGGTCGCCTAAACTAGCCATTGCAATAGCAGTAGGATCAGCAAAAGCTAGAATAGGCGCATTTCAATCTTGCTCAGATGTTGTCGTAACGAATTACGACAATTTGTTATGGCTATGCCGTGAACATCCTGAACTGCTAAAATTTGACGGTATTGTTTTCGATGAATTGACACGTTTAAAGAACCCTTCTGGCTCACGCTTTAAAGCCTTATTTAAAGTAATTGATCTGTTCAAGATACGTTGGGGTTTGACCGGATCGTTTACTAGCAATGGTTTAGAAGATGTGTTTGGGCAATGTAAAGTAGTAGACCAAACATTGCTAGGCAGAAGCAAAGGTGCTTTCTTAGAGAAGTACTTTGTCCTAATGAATCGGGATTATGGAGAATGGGCGGCACGTTCTGATTCCTTACCTAAAATTATGAAGGCGATACGTCCAGCGACTTATCTATTAGATGCAGGTGATTATACTGACTTAATGCCCCCTTTGCACATAGTTGAAGTGAAGTGTGAGATGGACTTGGAACTCTACAACACCATGAAAAAGGATTTTGTAGTGAAGTTTCCTAGCGTGACAGCCGTTGCGGTTAATTCGGCAGTCGTGACCACTAAGCTTCAACAAATGAGTTCAGGCTTTGTTTACCATACGACTACTACACCTGCTACGACTCCGGGTAAGTATGATTCATCTACTGAATCGATCTGGTTTTCCAGTCATAAATTCGATAGATTAGAAGAATTACTTGCAGAAAACCAAAGAGATTGTACAATGATTTTTTACACCTACAAGGAGGAGTTAGCAGAACTGAAGCGCAGATACCCCCACGCGCAGACTTTAGATGACCATAACGCTGTTGAGCGTTGGAATACGGGGCAGATTGAGTTGTTGTTGGCACACCCTAAGAGTGCAGGGCATGGCCTGAATCTCCAGCATCATGGCAATAAGATAGTGTTCTTATCACTACCGTGGTCACTGGAGCTGTACGAACAGGCGATAGGGCGTATCCATAGGAGTGGTCAAAAGCGGGAAGTGTGGTGCTACATCATGCTGACCGATAAAACGATAGACGAACGCATTTACTCTGTTTTGCAGGAGAAATGCACCTTATCAGAAATTGCTATTTTGGAGTTACGATGAATTTAAGTTGGAGAAAACTGAATGAAGTGTTATCAGATTTAGATGAAGAAGAAGTTGTAAAACTGTTGGAGAATGAAAAAATAGGTGCTAGGCGTGCGATGGTTATGATACGTCTACATCAACGCTTTTGCACCCTGAGAATGGCTAGGGAGCGCAATCAACTTTTTGGAGAAGGTCAATGATATTCTATAACTGTGTGGAAATCGAACAAAAGCTGTATAAATCAAGAATGATAAATCTTGCACTAATGATTCTGCTGATCGTGTCACTAATGTTTAATTTTAAAGACGCATTTTCTGCATCTTTATATGCGCCAGATGGAACGTATTTGGGTGAAATGACGGCTAATCCGATGGCTATTAATTCAATTAGCAATCCCTTATCGCAGTACGGATCGGAGTTTTCTAACACCAGTATCAATAATCCCTATTCACAGTACGGATCAGAACTGAGTAACCAAAGCCCTAATAACCCGTATGCGTCTACTCCAGAAGTAGATGCGCTTCCTTCGCTCTCCGAATAGTCAACCCTTTCAGCTCTTTACCTGCGGCTTTGTTCCACTTCTTAATTTCGGATGAAGCCGCTAACCAATTACCTGCATCAACTTGTTTCTTTAATGTCGATTTGGCGTAATTACCAACACCCAGATTATAAATGAAGTCAGCGATAGCCGCTAGTTTCTCGATGTTAGCCGTTGCCAGTATAGGTGAATATTTCACCGCCCTGTCAAGAACACTCATGGCGGTGACTAATAGACATTCATCCGCTTTCTCTTGCGTCCAGCATACGCCTTGCTTTATATCCGTACCAGTATAACCATAACCAACCGTCCACACCCCAGCAGGGCATTGGTATGAGATTAGCTTACATCCTTCTGACTCTTTAATTAGTTTGATTAATATCTCTAATGCAGACATTAACTTAAGAAGCGCAGCTTGTACAAAGCAGACAAATAAGTTTCAACAGCCGCGTCAATCAGATTCTGAATAGGTGTATCGTCCTTCTCACAGATTTTATAACGGTTGTCTTTAATCCACTTCACTTGCGCTTGCAATTCGATAATGATTTCTTTGCTATCTTTATAGCCTAGAATCTCAAGGTTCTTCATTAGCCCATACTGACCTTGATAGGCTTCAGCGATTGCGTCTGCGTTCTCAATGATGTCATTGTAGAATTTACCTAAAGCTTTGTGTTGCGCGTAGGATTTAGTTTTCAAGTGTTCCCGGTGCGCCAGATCACGCGCCAAGAATAGTAAAGACATTAAGTGTTCCATTTAGATATCCTTAGAAAAAATATAAGCCAAAAACGCAAATAAAGCGCTTACACTAAAGACTACGCCCCCAAAAAAGCCTTTGTTCGAGTGCGCGTTTCTCTGTAGTTCATCAAGCGCTACAAAAATTCTATCAGATCGTCTACGCGCATCTTCTCGTTCAACGTAAATATCCTTACACAAGCCGTCCAATCGTTCCTCCACTTTTGCCACTCTGCTTAATATGTCGTCCACGCGTTAGTTCCTTAAAGTATAGATAAATTTTTGGCACATTATAGCATATTGGGCTATTTGGTCTGCTCTATAGGCTTCAGACTTGAGAAAGCTTGTAAGTTCGTCTGAAAGTTCGTGTCTATCTTCATCGGTGCTAACAACGGTGCTGGAATCACTATCTTTTGTTTTGGGGCAACTACCACCTTTCCGGCTGTTGTCGTACATGCGCTGATGGCTAAAATCATCACGCTGGCTGTTAATTGCGTTAATTGCTGAAACATTAGCGTCCTCCAGTTCTTTATTAAGCTTAAGGGCTTCTGTATGCGCCTTATCCGCTTCTTCAGTAAGAGTCGCTAGTTGTATGTCAGCTTCTCGGTTCATATCAGATATACTCTCTGACATTTCTCTAATTTCTGTTCTGGATACTTTATAGGCAAATCCGTACCCAGAGGCAAAACTTGCAATAATAATACCAACGAATAAGTAAGGCATCAGTCTTTTAGTATTACACCTAAGCCACCAGCAACACCGCCAGCTAAAAGAAGTAATTGATCTACAGGCTTACCTAAGAATATAAAAATAGATCCTATTACAGCAGTTGCAACCCATATAATACCTCGTTTAGTAGAGGCTTCAGACCATTCTATTTTCATTAATACCCAGTAGAGATTTAAGATCGTCAACTGTTAACCCAGCGTTAGCCAGTTTTTCTTGTGGGGTTAGTTCCACTGGAGCTGGTTTATTAGCTTCAATCTCTGCTTGTATAACCTGTGCTTCTTCATCTGTTATCGCTACGCAATCAGCAGGGAGTAGATACTCAAACTCAGCAGAGTCAAGAAAGTGTAATTGGTTGTTTGAGTCTTTGTAGTACATGTTTTTTCCTTATCTGAGTTCAGACGCACTAGCTACAGAAGAACTAAATGTCATCGAATATGAAGCATTTGGAGGAACAAGCACTGAGCTTGAAACTACAAAAGTCCCTGCGGCAACAGAGTATGATTGGTCAAACCCAGCAAGAGTACTTCCGTTTATACTTACTATGTTTATTTGATTTGTAGGACTTGCGGCTGCAGATTGCATTGTGACAATAATAGGTTTTCCTGTTGTATTGTAATAAGTAGTGCCAGAAACCCTAGTCACTGTTTGCCAAGTCTGCCCATACCCCAAAGAACTCATAGCTGCTAATGCTTGACCACCTTGACCTTGTATAGTCGATGGTGCAGTTGCCCAAGTTCCAGCGGTTGCTTGAGTTGACTCTATGTACCCTACTACTCTGAACGGAGATGCTGTAACCGCAGCGGTAGTATATACTCCAGCTCCAGCCCTTCCAGTTAATGTAGTTGATGCTACAGCAACAGTGGTGTTAGTTGAGTAAGTTGAGGCCGCTGCGCCTAAAGTACCTGTTAATAGCGCCTTTACATAAATGGTTGATGGGCCAGTAGCAGGGGGGATACCTGTACCTGTTAATGCCATACCTAATGCGAGCGTTCCTGTACCTGTAGCAGATAAAGTTAAAATACCTGTAGTAACAGCGATAGCTCCAGTAAATGTACAAGATGTTCCAATAGCAGTGGTAGTCATTAGAGTAGTTTCATCTAAGTTCTCACCCCCAGCCATACTAGTCACACCCAAAACAGGCGTACCACCATTATACAAAGCTATTAACGCTATTCTACTTTGTTGCGCTGAGTAAGTAGCTAACGTAACTGTACTTGGCACGATCACAGAAATAGCACTTGCTATGGATACTGTATTAACTGTGCCTGAAGTTAAAGAGGCGTTCCTAAAATCTAAAGTAGTAGGGTTAAGCGTAACAGTTAAAGCACTAGACGCCGCCGATGCAGTAATAGGCTGTATTTGGTTTAATCGTTGTATAGCATCTAAAATTACATAGTCAGTACCATCATATTCAACATCAGCTAATTGATTGATATAAACTGTAGCTTCTATTTTTACCCCTACGCTATTATACTGTTTAATAGCTTTAGCTGTTAGCCCGTTGACGGCTAAAGTAGGTGATGCCCCTGAATCAGCATTAAATTTAACTCTATAGCGTTCATTGACAATTAACCCGGCTGTTCCAGTAATCGTAGTAGACGCAATCGTTACCGCGACATTAGTAACCCATGCCAATGATGCCCCGCTGATAACATAGCTACCCGCAGGAATACCTGATCCAGTAATACGCATACCTACATAAATAGTACCCATAGTTACGGCAGTAACCGTCATGTTACCTGCGGAATCTATAGATGCTGTAAAGGTAGCTAACGGGCTAGAAGGAGCTAATGTATATGCAGTTGACGTTCCGCTTGTAGTAAAAGCAGTTTGCGTTTGAAGTTGGATTCCTGCCGAGCCATCACCAACTGTAATATATCCGGGAATAGTAGCCGTTCCGGTAAACGTAGGCGAGTTGATAGGCGCTTTAAGTATTAGCTCATCATACCGAGCTGAATCTCCTGCTACAGTTCCAGCCGCAAGCCCTGTCAATTTAAAGTTACCCATTGGCAAGTTAGCTGTAGCTGGTGATTGACCGTTACGCGTAACCGCATTGGACAAGCCATTAGCTAAATCACTATTGGTGTTGTTATTAATAGTTGACGATATAGTTGTTCCGGTAACAACAGGGTTGCCAGCCGGAAGGGTAAAAGTGCCTGAGCCATTGTACGGCATGGTTATTCCTTATTTTGAGTCAATGATAAAACAGCCGCCCTAGAAATAGTAGGCCCTGATTGTCTTAATGCGCGTATTATAGTATCTCTTTTGTCAGCAGGCATCATATCTAGCATCTTAATTGCATCTTCTGGCGATTCCATACCTTTAGAAAGCTTAAGTTCTATAGCGCTTGCTAATTTCTTTTCTGCAATCCCTAACGCTTTATTTGTCGTCGATGTTGCCGCGTTAAGGTAAGACGGTAGTTTCTGCATGAAAGTGTTTTCATCCCACGCGGTCTTTAGCGTGCCTTTCCCAGCTTCAGCTTGCTTTGTTAATTCCATATCTCTTAATAACTTAGCGCGTGTAGCATTAAGTTCTGCTAATCGAAAATCAGATAAAGGACTTAAATCAGTTTTTTCAAGTTCTGCTAAAAATGCAGCAGGGTTTTCTTTCCCCGCGTAAGGGTTAAGCTTATTCATAAGCTTTTCCATTATCTTCCCTTGATTAGCCGTGCTAGAAGCGTTAGCTACTTCTTCAGCTACTTTTTCAGGTATCAGTTTGCGCTCTGCGGTGCTTAAATCTTCAACGCCTTTAAAAACGCGTAACTGTTCAGCAAGCTTATCTAATCGAGGTTGAAGATCGGGGTTGGTTTTACCCAGCTCATCAAGCTTTAGTTTATTATCCGTTAAAAATGTTTCAGGATTTTTAGCCTTTAGCATCAGATGTTCTATACCTGAATTTAACGCTTCTTTTGCATCAGGATCGTTACCAAACGCTCTATTAAAATCTGCTGCGCCTGATTCAGAACTAAGGAACTGTTTAGCCGCATTTTCAGGTAAGGTCATAGGTCTACCTGAAACATTTTCTTTTGTTAATTTTCTAACTTCACCTTCTCTAAAAGGCTCATGCACTGTCTTTAGCCAGACTTTTTTAGCGTTGTCATAAGCGGCTAAAGCTTCATCTGAAACATTTGCTGAAATTGCTTTATTAACTTCAGTTTTTAAATTGTTAAGATTTGATATTAATGTATTGTCTGGCGATGCAGCCATCCGAGCATCACTAAGCGCAGCAGTAATACCCTTACTAACTTCATCTAAATCCTGCAATGAAGCTTGAGGAGGAATGGCTGGAGTAGCGCCAGTCATATACTTATTACCTGTTGCTAAATTAGTTACTTCACGCCCTTTAGTTGCAGGCGTTGATTGGAATACTTTAGTAATAGCATCTGCTATTTCAGGCTTAGTATCAGGATTAATAATGGATGCTAAATGACCTTTAATATTTTCAGCCGCAGTTGCAACATTAGCAACATCAAATTTTTGAGGCGCTAAATCAAAAGCTTGAGCATATAAAGGTTTAACTGCATTTGAAGCGCCTTGTTCTAACGCATTTTTCTGTCCAGCTATTATTTCGCCATGAGGTACTTGAGATACGCCTTTAGTTGTTCCAGCTTCAAATCCACGCACTTGATTAGCTAACGACCTATCTATAACATCTTGACCTTGAGTTAATTGACCCGTTCTGTTAGCGATAACTCGGTTTTCATTAGCAAGCGCCTGTTGCATATCTGGAATGATAGCGTTGCCTGACTGCGCTCTTTCAATTTCTTGACGCGCTTGTTTAGCTAAATAAGGTTCACCGCGAGTGGTACTCGCTAATCCTTCAAGTGAAGCAAAAGCAGGTGTAGCGCTGCCGTACGCTGCTTGAGCGGCTGTCAAATCTTGAGGCGCGTTAAGCAACGCTTCTCTAGTTGCAGGTAGGTTTTCCCCTAGCACTTGACGGGCTATTTTACCTGCGTTTACGTCAGCTAATTTACCTTTTAGCAAATCATAGCCTTTAGTAGCACCTGTGCCTAATATTCCTAATACATGAGGCGCAAATGCGCCTACAGCAGTTCCTTTAGCTATATCTTCAGGATTAGTTAGTGCAGTAGAAACACCGCCTGTAAGTCCTCCGCCTATAATCCCACGTCCGATAGTGGCAAGTTTTTCACCCTTACCAAACTTACCCATTTCAACACCCCCTGTTGCTATAGCTTTAACTATTGCAGGTGAAGCTTTAAGTAATTGAGCGCCTTTAGCCAGCACACCGCCAACAGGGGCTGTAATGGCTGTTTCGCCAGCTATATTACCTACTTTATAGGGCATAGACTCAGGATCAAATCCCGCATCAGCTAGTTTATTTTTAGCGTACTGGGATACTTTTTCAGTAGTTTCAGGTGCTACATATTCACCTAGCATTTGTAAAGGTCGAGTAGCACCTTTAGCGATACCAGCATAAAGATTACTGACGTTGCCTAAAACATCTTTACCATATTCAACTACTGGGTTGGATTCTTCAGGTTTCCAATTAGCTTTAAAATGGTCTAAAGCTTGTTCTTTGGTTGCACCTTCAGGCGCATCGACAGCGTATAATTTGCCATCAGGAGCGGTAACTTCAAAACTGCTCATGGTATTGCCCTAATAGAGAACCCACCTGTATCCGCTGGAGCTGGAGCTTGAGGTTGTGTAGCTTCAGGAGCTTGACCTTGAGGTATATCAGCCCTCCCACCATTAGCTATAGCTGCAACGCCATTTTTATATTCTTGCCATGCGGCTAATCGTACATTACTAGCTAGTTTAGGATTGCCAATATCCCCTAATTTAGCTTGTAAAAAATCCCTATCAGCGTTAGATATGCCTGCACCTAACTTACCTTTTAAAGTACTAAGCGTAATATCGTTAGCTACCGTTTTTAACTGAGCTATGTTTTCTGCGCCCGATGTTCCTTTTCCTGTAAGGTATTCATACGCATCAGCGGCAGTTTGTTGCATCCCCCCACTTGTAGAACCTTTAATAAGATTTTCAACAGTATCTACAGGTTGCCCATTTGCACCTTTAGTTACATACTTAGTTCTTAAATAATTAACTGTATCTTTAGCCGCATTAGCATCAGATACTTCAGGTGCTACAGCCGCAACTTTAGGAATTGAACCGCTTGTACCGTAAACTTCACGCGTAAGCGTATTCATTTTAATCATCCTAGTAGGATCATTAGGATCAATAACTTCAACTATAGAACCTTGAGGTGCTTGACGATTACTTTGCGCTAATTGGCCCATCGATTCTCTAAGCGCTCTATCTTGTTCACGCTGAGAACCTTGAA